ATGAATTTTTTCAACACAAATGACACTGATAATTTACCAGAAAACCAGCAAGAGTTAGATCTTCATATGCAATTAAGTTATAAGCAGTCTATAGAAATAGCAGAAGAAGAAGCTATTGAAAATGTTTTAGCTTATAATAAATACGACTTAGTAAAGAAAAGGTTAATACAAGATTTAGCTATAATTGGAATAGGGGCTGTCAAAACAGATTTTAATTTAGCAAATGGCGTTACCGTTAACTATGTAGACCCTGCTAATTTGGTTTATTCCTATACAGAAGATCCTAATTTTGATGATATATATTATGCTGGAGAGGTTAAATCAATAAGTTTAGTTGAATTAAAAAAACAATTTCCTGGACTATCAGACGCTGAATTACAAAAAATTGAAAAATTTCCAGGTGATGCTAATTATACTAGAAATTTTTATGCACAACAAGATTCTTATAATCAAGTACAAGTTTTGTATTTTGAATATAAGACATACAGTAATCAAATATTTAAAATAAAACAAACAGATCAAGGTCTTGAAAAAGCTTTAGAAAAACCAGACACTTTTAATCCTCAACCAAATGATAATTTTGAAAGAGTAGGTAGAAGTATAGAAGTATTATACACTGGCGCTAAAATACTAGGACACGAAATGATGTTAGAGTGGAAAATGTCAGAAAATATGACAAGACCAAATTCTAATTTAACAAAAGTTAACATGAATTATTCTATATGTGCACCGCGCATGTATAAAGGAATGATAGAGTCAACAGTTAGCAGAATAACAGGTTTTGCAGACATGATACAGTTAACTCATTTAAAACTACAACAGGTGTTGTCTAGAATGGTTCCAGATGGCGTTTTTGTAGATGTAGATGGTTTAGCTGAGGTTGATTTAGGTAACGGAACAAATTATAACGCCTCTGAAGCTTTAAACATGTATTTTCAAACTGGTTCTATAGTTGGAAGATCTATGACTCAAGACGGTGACTTAAACAGAGCTAAAGTACCTATTCAAGAACTTCAAACAAGTAGCGGTGGTGCTAAAATACAAAGTTTAATACAAACATATCAGTATTATCTTCAAATGATACGTGACGTGACTGGTTTAAACGAAGCTTCAGATGCTAGCACGCCTAGCAAAGACGCACTTGTAGGTTTACAAAAATTAGCTGCAGCAAATTCAAACACAGCACTAAGGCATGTTATGCAAGGTGGTTTATATTTAACCTTAAGAACTTGTGAAAACATAGCATTAAGAATAGCTGATGCTTTAGAATATCCACTAACTAGAGCTGCTTTAATAGACTCCATATCGTCATATAACACTGGTACATTAGAAGAGTTGCAAGAAAAAAATCTACAAGATTTTGGAATATTCTTAGAATTAGAACCAGACGAGGAAGCTAAAGCTCAATTAGAGCAAAATATACAAATAGCTCTACAGTCAGGTGGTATAGATTTAGATGATGCCATAGACATTAGACAGGTTAAAAACATAAAACTAGCAAACGCTTTGTTGAAACAAAAAAGAAAAGCTAAAGCTAGACAAGATCAAGCTAATCAACAAGCTAATATTCAAGCTCAAGCTCAGGCTAACGCTCAAGCTTCAGAAGCTGCTATAACAGCAGAAATGCAAAAACAACAAGCTTTAGCTGAAACAACCATACAAATAGAAACTTCTAAAATGCAGCTTGAAATGAAAAAAATGCTTCAAGAAGCAGAAATAAAGAAAGGTTTAATGGCTGAAGAGTTTAGTTATAATATGCAATTAGCTAGAATAAAATCTAGCGCTGAAACAACTAAAGAGCAAGAAATAGAAGATAGAAAAGATAATAGAATAAAGATGCAAGGAACTCAAGAATCTAAGCTAATAAATCAAAGACAAAACAACACACTACCTCAAGATTTTGAATCAGCAGGGTTTGACAATTTAGGAGGTTTTGGATTAGAGCAATTTGATCCTAGATAAAAACAATTATCAATTTTTTAATTATATTATATTATGTCAGAAGAAACAAAAACAAATGAACCTGTTAAACAGGAAGGTGACTTTAAATTAAAACAAAAAAGAAAAACACCTAAAAAATTATCAGCCCCAGAAGAAACAATAAAAATGGATTTTGCGGCTGTTGCTAAAAAAGAAGAACCAGTAAAGGTTGATTTAAGTAAAGTAAAAAAAGAAGAAGATGCCGTTCAAAAGCAAGAAACAGAGAGCAGCGTGCTACGCGAAGAAGGATCCGAGGTGGGATTGCAAGAAGTGGGACAAGGAAACGAAAAGCCCATTGAAAGTCCTATTGAAGAAGTGCAGAAAGTAGAAGAAGAAACAAAAAAAGTTGAACAAGAAGTAAAAGAAGCAATAAGAGATGAAAAGGTGTTAGGAAAAAAACTACCTGAAAACATTGAAAAATTAGTTTCTTTTATGGAAGAAATGCCAGGTGCTACTATCGAAGATTATGTTAGATTAAATGCTAATTATGAAAACATAGATAATAACACTTTACTTAGAGAATATTACAGAAATACTCGTCCACATTTAGAATACGAAGAAGTTAATTTCTTGTTAGAAGATAATTTTTCATATGATGAAGAGTTGGACGATGAAAAAGATGTTAGAAAAAAGAAACTAGCATATAAAGAAGAAATTGGAAAAGCTAAAAGCTTTTTAGAAGGTTTGAAAAATAAATATTATGATGAAATCAAGTTGAAATCATCATTTAATGAAGACCAACAAAAAGCAATTGACTTTTTTAATAGATATAATGAAGATCAAAAAATGGTGACTCAGCAGCGTCAAGCTTTTGAAAAAGTAACTAAAGATACTTTTAATGAAAATTTCGAAGGTTTCGATTTTAATTTAGGAGACAAAAACTTTAGATATGGAGTAAAAAATCCTGATGATGTTGTTAAAAACCAATTAGACATTACTGATTTTGTTAAGACGTTCTTAAACGAAAACAATGAGCTAATTAATCCAAAAGGTTACCATAAAGCCATGTATGCTGCTAGAAACGCAGATACTATAGCTAAACATTTTTATGAACAAGGCAAAGCTGATGCTGTAAAAGACGTTATAGCTAAGTCTAAAAACATATCTAATGAACCTAGAAAAGAAGGGGTAAATGGAAATGTTTTTGTAAACGGATTAAAAGTTAAAGCTATAAGTGGCGCTGATTCTTCAAAGCTTAAAATAAGAAGAAAAAAATTTAACTAAAAAAATTAAAAAATTATGAGTTTACAACCTCAATTTGGGAGCTTAATCCCATCTCAAAAACAAGAAGTGCTCAACAGCAACTATTTACAGTGGACTGACAAAGCGGGTGCTAACTTCGTGGATTTTGCACAACAATATCTACCTGAAGTATACGAACAAGAAGTAGAGCGTTACGGAAACCGTACGTTATCTGGATTCTTACGAATGGTTGGCGCTGAAATGCCAATGACATCTGATCAAGTTATCTGGTCTGAGCAAAACAGATTACATATTGCTTATGAAGACTTAACTCCTGCTTATGGAGCTAGCAATGTTATCAATTTTACTGGAACTCCTGCTGACGTAATTAACGTTATTTCTGTTGGTGCAACAGTTGTAGTTTTAGATAATTTTGGAAACGAAGCAAAATGTTATGTTAGTGCTACTGTACCTGGTGGAGCTGGTGTTGGACAAATTACAGCACTACCTTATACTGCCGCTACTTTAGCTGCTGCTGGATTAACTGGTACTGTAAAGGTATTTGTATATGGTTCTGAATATGTAAAAGGATCTACTACACCTAACTACAACGCTGCTAATCAAACAGATGGATATATTAGTGTTGATCCTCAGTTTACTCAATATCATAATTCACCAATCATAATCAGAAACAAATACGTTGTAAACGGTTCTGATATGGCTCAAATTGGTTGGGTTGAAGTTGCTACTGAAGATGGAACATCTGGATATTTATGGTACTTAAAAGCTGAGTCTGAAACAAGACTACGTTTTGAAGATTACCTAGAAATGTCATTAGTTGAAGGTGAAAAAGTAGCTGCAGGATCTGCTATTACTGGCATAGCTGGTACTCAAGGTCTTTTCGCTGCAATCGAAGAAAGAGGTAACGTAAACACTGGTTTTACTGCTGCTGCTGGAATTGATTCTTTCGACGCTATCCTTAAAAACCTAGATACTCAAGGGGCTATTGAAGAAAACATGTTATTCTTACAAAGACAAACTGCTTTGGATTTTGATGACATGCTATCTGCAATCTCTGGAGGTGCTCAAGGCGGTACTGCTTATGGATTATTTGAAAACTCTGAAGATATGGCTTTAAATCTTGGATTTAGCGGTTTCCGTAGAGGATCTTATGATTTCTATAAAACAGACTGGAAATACTTAAATGATGCTTCAACTCGTGGTGCTCTTACAGGACCATCTTCAATTGAAGGTGTTTTAATTCCTGCTGGAACATCAACTGTTTATGATCAAATCTTAGGAACTAATATCCGTCGTCCATTCTTGCACGTACGATACAGAGCTTCTCAAGGAGATGATAGACGTATGAAGTCGTGGTTAACTGGTTCTGCTGGTGGAGCTTTTACATCTGATTTAGATGCTATGGAAGTAAACTTCCTATCTGAAAGATGTTTAGTAACACAAGCTGCTAACAACTTCGTATTATTTAAAGGATTATAAAAAATCCTGTAAGTTTTACCCTTGATGAATCTTCAAGGGTAATTCTTACTTTTTAACTATTTAATTATATTATATTATGAAAAAAGAAAATAAAAAAAATTGGGAAATAAAAGATAGAAGATATATATTAAAAAATGGAATAGAACCATTAACCTATACAATACCTTCTAAACATACAAAAAAACACGCTTTATTATATTTTGATCAAGAAAGCGGAAAACAAAGAGAAATTAGATACGCAACTAATCAAGACTCTTGTTTTGTTGATGAGCAAAAAGGCGAAGCTACATTAGGACATATTATATTTAAAGATGGCGTTTTAATGGTACCAAAACAAAAACAAAACCTACAAAAACTTCTTTCACTTTACCACCCTTTAAAAGATAAAAGTTTTTTTGAATTTGATCCTGTTGAAGTTGCTGTTGATGAATTAGATTTATTAAATCTTCAAGTTGATGCTCTTAATGCGGCTAGAAATATTGATATTGATATGGCAGAAGCCATAATGAGAGTTGAAATAGGATCTAAAGTTACAAAAATGAGTTCTAAAGAACTTAAAAGAGATTTATTAATATTCGCTAGATCAAATCCAGGTTTATTTATTGAATTAGTTAACGATGAAAATGTTCAATTAAGAAACTTTGCTGTTAAAGCTGTAGAGGCAAATATAATAGATCTATCTCAAGATCAAAGATATTTTACTTGGGCTTCTAATGGAAAGAAACTAATGAGTGTTCCTTTTGATGAAAATCCTTACTCTGCAATGGCTGCTTTTTTCAAAACAGACGAAGGAGTAGAAATATTTAAGTCTATAGAGAAAAAACTTAAATAACATGTAATACTAATATATTAGAGTGCCACCAAGCGTGGCGCTTTAGTATATTATAATAAAAAAATAAAAATGGCGATAAACGTAGATCAAGTTTATAAAACAGTCTTGTTAATCATTAACAAAGAGCAAAGAGGTTATTTAACACCAAATGAATTTAATAAACTTGCAACCCAAGTTCAATTAGATATAGTTGATGGTTATTTTGATACTATAAATCAACAAATGCGTGTTCCTCAAAATGACAGTGAATATGGTGATCGCTACAAAACAGTTCAAGAAAAATTAGATAAATTTAAAACTATAGGCTCATGCGGATATACCGCGCCCGTAGGCACATCACCAGGATATTTTACCCCACCAAACTCTTCAGGGGTTTCAACAGGTTCACAAACCTTTGCGACTATACTAAATGCAACATCATATCCTTTAACAACAATAACTCAAGCCCAAGTAGAAACAAGCAACGTAGTTGTAACACTAGAACAACCCACGGGTTCACCTGGAGTTGCTTATTCTGATTATACAATAACTGGTGGAGCTTTACAATTAACAGCGGGTGCATTAGCTGCGGGAAATACTATTAGGATAGTTTTATATCCTATTGATTTTTATAAACTAGGTACAGTTTTATATAAAGAAGATAAAGCTGTAGAAATGGTTCAAAGAAACGAATTAGCTTTAATGAATTTATCACCAATAACTAAACCTTCAGAATATTTTCCTGTTTTTGTTTATGAAAACAACCAAATAATAATATATCCTCAATCAGTAAGTGGTAGCGTTCAAGCAACTTATGTAAGAAAACCAGCTGATGTTGTTTGGAATTTTGACTCTACAGCAGGCTACTACGTGTGGGATCCATCTACCTCTGTTGATTTTGAGTTAGATCCAACAGAGCAAACAAGCGTTATATTACAAGTATTAAAATACGCTGGAGTTGTAATAAAAGATCCTATGATTATACAAGCTGCTTCTGCAGAAATACAAAAAGAAGAACAAAACGAAAGAACTTAATAGAATATGGCTATATTACCACCAAACAACGGATTAATAAACGAAACAGCTCAACAATATTATCAAGGAGCTCAAGGTTTTAGAGCAAATTCAAGCAATACTACAAGTCAAGAGTTTGTTACAACTTTTGACACTGACTTATATTTGGGTAGTTGGGATTCTAGTAATCCAGACTATAGTTTAAATAATTTCAAAGTTTATACAAGTCAAACAGGTTTAGCTGGGTCTTATACAGAGTGGTTGACAAACATGTCGTTAAGCTCTGACAATAAGACAGTAAAACTAACAACAGCGCCTGGCGCAAATGCGTATGTTGTTGTTCAGTTAAAAATACTTACAGGAGGAAAGTATGGTCAAACAGAAGCAGAAAAAGCATATGGTGAAGCAACTGAAGATAATTACGGAAGTTATCAGTACATAAAACTAAATGACATAATAAATAATTTTCAAGTAGGCTATGTTGGTAAAGATAAATTACTTCCAAACGCTAAAAGAAGTGATATTATATTTTTTGCTAAAAGAGCAATGCAGGAATTTAGTTACGACACATTAAAAAGCATTAAGTCGTCAGAATTAACAATACCACATAATTTAACTTTAGTCATACCTCAAGATTATGTTAATTATGTTAGGTGTTCTTGGATAGATGATTTAGGTGTAAAACATATTATATATCCAACTAACAATATTACGATTAGTCCATATTACACACAGTTGCAAGATTCTTCTGGCATACCAACTCAAGATAATTTTGGAAACGACCTAGAGGGAACTTCAATAACGCAAGAAAGATGGCACAACGCTGACGACAATTTAGTAGATGGTGCTGTTAACATGGGAGGTGATTTTACAGCAGATGACTGGTATGGATATGGGTATGGTTGGGGCATAACAGGTGGTTATGGATATGGCCAAAGATATGGTTTAGAACCACAAGCAGCACAAGGTAACGGTTGGTTTAACATAAATGAAAGAGAAAATAAACTATCATTTTCCAGTAACCTTGTAGGAAAGTTAATTGTATTTGAGTATATATCAGACGGTTTAGCTTACGATTTAGATAGTAGAGTTCCTAAGCTTGCTGAAGATGCTATGTATGCTGCTATATTGTATTCTTTAATATCTGGAAGAATAAATCAACCAGAGTACGTCGTACAAAGACTAAGAAAAGATAAGATATCTAAACTAAGAAATGCTAAAATAAGATTATCTAATATTAAGCTTGGTGAAATAACACAAGTTATGAGAGGTAAGTCTAAATGGATAAAAAATTAATACATGGCAGAAGCTAAAAATAGTTTCATTAAGTCTAAAATGAATAAAGACTTAGATGAAAGATTAATTCCAAATAACGAATATAGAGATGCTTTAAATGTAGCTGTATCTAGATCAGAAGGTAGTGATGTTGGTGCTTTAGAAGTTGTTATCGGTAATGGAACTACTGGTAGGTCTTCTGAAACTGGTCATAAAATAATAGGTACTTATGCCGATGAAGCTAATAATAGACTTTATTATTTTAGAACGAATTGGAATTCACAAAGTAGACCTAATATAAACTCAGGTGCAATATGTACTATAGGGTTTTTAAACACACTTTCAAATTCAGACACAACTATAGTTAGTGGTTATTTTCTTAATTTTTCACAAACACATTTAATATATGGTGTAAGTCTTATAGAAAATCAACTTTTTTTTACAGACAATAGAAACCAACCTAGAAAAATAAATGTAGACACGGCAACAGCTGATCCTAATTATTACTTTAACGAAGATCAAATGTCTGTAGCTAAATTTGCACCTTACACACCTCCACATTTTTTAAATTTAAGAGCTCAAGCAGAACAAAGATTTGTAGATTTAATAGATCCTTTATATCCATCTACAATGTCAGATGCTGCTGATCCACAGGTTGTTGAAATTGGTACTTATAAAATATCTCAAAGCAACTTAGCCGTAAAGAAGTACAGAAATGGAGACGAAATAACAGAAGCTAGAACTTTAATAGACTGGCAACAAGCTGATACAGATCAAAAAGGAGCTTGGTGTTATTATGCTAATTATAACGGAAACGGTGTTACTTACGGGCTTCTTTATAATAAATGGGCTGTTATAGACGCTAGAGGTTTAGCGCCAATAGGTCATAGAATACCATCAGTTCAAGACTGGAATAACATAATTTCAGCAGGAGGAACAACAGGTAGTCTTTATAAAAGTCCTTTTCTTTGGGACGATCAAACAACTGGTTATGTTGCTGGTACTAATTTATTAGGTACAAATATACTACCAGGAGGTATGCGACAAGGAACTAGTACATATCCTGATGGTTTTACTGATTTGACAGCAAGAGCAGGTTTTTGGACTAGTGATGCTATTTCTTCCGGTAATGCACCTGTTGTTGATTTTCAAGCAAGTAACATTATAGACACGACATTAACCGCTAGCACAATAAGAGGTTACTCTGTTAGAGTTTTAAGAAATGATAATTATACAGGTTGGAATGGAGATCCTGATTATTTAACCGAAAGGTTTGTTAGATTTGCATATAGATTTAAATTTGATGATAACGAATATTCTATAATTTCACCTTTTAGTCAAGATGTTTTTATACCATACCAAGAAGGTGAATTTGTAAACGAAGATGAAAACGAAGCTTTTATAACAACCATAGTTGAGTTTATGCAAAACTCTATAAACAATGCTGTTTTAAATATAGAATTGCCTTGTATAGATATAATCAACAATTACAAAATAAAAGCTATAGATATAATATTTAAACAATCTGACACTCAAGCTTATCAAGTTATAGAAACAGTTAGGGTTGATTCTAATTTTATAGCAAGTTTAAATAATACTAATATATATCAATACTCTTACGAGTCAACTATACCTATAAAAACTCTTCCAGCGGTGCAGTCTACTAGGGTTTTTGACAAAGTACCTGTTAAAGCTTTAGCTCAGGAAACAGCTGGAAATAGAATAATATATGGAAACTACTTAGAAGGTTACAGCGCACCTAATGGTTTAGATTATTATGTAGGTGTTGATCAAAAATCTGCTCAACAGTTTATAGAATATCCTCAACACCATATAAAGCAAAACAGAAATTACCAAGTTGGTATAATATTAGCTGATAGATATGGTAGACAAACAGATATAGTGCTTTCTAATTTTGATGGAGTTTTAGATGAAAATGGAGACCCTAGACCTGGCTCTAACTATTTTAATGACTATAAAGACGTTGGTTTTGCAAATGATTTACCTTTGTGGCATGGTGATAATTTAGTTTTAAATTACTTACAACAAATACCAGAAGGCGACATAGGTATATCAGGATATCCAGGTGTTTATGCTAAAGGTAATTATTACGAAGTAGATACCGAATCAACGCAACCACCAAGTGCTTTATATCCAACTTTTATACCTCTTTCAACTCAATATTTTAAATTTACAACCGCAAACGCTGGTACTACATTTGATAGTTATTTTACATACGCAGATGCTACTAACTCAGACAACACGTTTAACGTATATATTGACTATAACAATGGTTTTAAGTTAATAGAATCTACTGAATATACAATATCTGATAATTCTAATTATTTAAGAGTTACACTAAACACGGCTATAACCGCGCCTCAAGTTGTAAAAGTAGAAATATTATATACATCTGATAGGAGATATAAGTACAGTACTGGGGCTGCTTCAAGTACAAATAGACCTTTATTCCCTGATTGGCCAACCACTTATTCTCAATACTATGCGATTGGTAAAAAACTAAATGGCTTATATATAGATTATACAGAAATAACTAGTGTTACACCTATAAGTGATGCTAATGGCGTTAGAGCTGTAGAGTTTTTTACAAAAGAAGAAGTAAGTTTAGATTATGTTTTTGATAATTCACCGGGTAGTGCAACAACTGGCCTACCTGCTAAGACGGGTTTAAATGTTTATGCTACATATGATATTAATCCAAATGGATTTTTTGTTTACAAGACAGCTGTAAAACAACAACAACAAGACTATTATAATGTTTTTCTACCTGGTATTATAAATGGTTATCCAATAGATGAAGAAACTTTAGAGCAAAATGAAGTTGCTAATATTGTTTTAATAACAGACAATATAAATAAAGTTCCTAGAAACTTAGAAGATGTAGGACCAAATCAAAACCAGTTTACAAGTGATGTTTCTATGTGGCCTAGAGTTACAAATATACCAGGTGTTGAATCAACAACTGTTACTTATGAAACATTTAATAAGCAAGTTGATCCTGAATCTGCTGCTGACCAAGTAAATTTAGTTGGAGGTATAAATGATCTATATCCTGGTTTAAGTGAGCAAGTAGGTCCAGGATTTATAAACAGATTCGCTATATATAGTTTTGATACGAAACCTGTTTTAGCTAAAATATCAACACAAAAAGCCGTTGGATTAGGTGAACAATCTTATACCGCACCAGACGATATAAACTTTACAGGTAATTATCCTTATCCACCAAATATGGGGCTAGCTATTTACGAAACAGCTCCATATATATCACCATTAGAAATATTTTATGAGTCTTCTACGTCTGATAAAATATCTGACTTGAATCTGTCTATACAGAATACTAGTAACAATATAACTGGTTTAAATAATTTTACAGTTTCTTTCCTAGAATCAATGTCTTCTGGAACAGCTATAACTAGTGATATATTTCCAGTTGCAAATGGAGTAAACTTAGCAAATACAACACTAGTTAGTTACACTGTTTTTGCTCATGATGCTAATGGTAATTTAGACACAACTATTCCACAAGCTAGCAGGTTTGTTATCGAGCCGGGTGGTTCAACAGGTAGTTATATAGTTAAAACAAACGATAGATTTTACGCTGGATCTTCTCAGGAACCTAATTATAATGTAGCGACTAAAGGTAAGTTTCAATTTACCTTAACTTTAGCCCAACTTGATGGTACACAAGTAGATCAGTCTTTTATAGTTCAATTAGAAAATGTTGTTCCTATCGTTCAAAATCCTATAGTAGATAGAACTGGATCTGTTGTTACTACAAGCACTAGTATAGTGAGTTCTGTTACTTCACCTAGAGGAAGAAATGGTTCAGCTAGACAGTTTAACGCACCATACAACGATTCTGATCCTACTGGTAGAGAGTTTTTATCTAGTAGTCTTCAGTCTGGTTGGCAAGTTGTTAACATCACAAAAACAGACGCAACAACAGGTAACTCAGTTGAGGTAACAACATCAACAACACCATCTGTAAGCGATTGGGTATCTACTTATCAGTCATCAGCAGATTGGCCTACTTTTCAAGAGGGTCAAGCTGGTGGATCTGGATCTGATGAGTGGATTGGTTTTACTTTAAATGGTCAATTAGGCTCTAACGGTCAGAATCCAGGTCCTTTAAATGAACCTAACTATTCTTATGAAATAAACATGTCCTTAAAAGATAGTTTACAAGCTTATAATACAACTGTAGACAGTGCTTATGCTGCTAAAATAACATATAGCGTTGGTGTTACAACATATTTTGGTCAAGTTATAATATCTAAATATAGTAATTCAGATTCTGAATTTACAAATGTTTTATCAGGAACAACAGTTAATGGTACAGCGACAAAAGATGGTTATTACCAAATGCAGAACTGGACTGATCAAGCTGTGTATATATACGCTTATTGTTCTATAAGAAACACAAATGGAGCTACTAAAAACTCTAAATTTCAATATCCATTAAATCCAACTTCAGCACCTAAATATGGTAACAATAGTACAAACTTTACTGATAGTCAAGGTAATAGTTTTGGAATAAGTACAGGTAATAGTGTTCCAGCCGCTGTTAGTAATTTTAGCAATAACTATTATCCTCCACCACCAAATGGTCCAGGTTCAACAGGTGATGCCGCTGGACCTTATCAATGGATAATAGTTGGTGGTTTACAACCTTTTACGGCCGCGTCTGGAGGAATGACACAAACAAACTTTGATTTAGCCGTAGCTGCAGGATTAAGACCTGGTTTAAGATCTAGTGGTGGTTCTTATGGTTCTTATGACTTTTCAGCTTGCGCTATGGTTAATATAGGTTTTAGAGCAAATTCAAGTGGCGCTACAGGTGATTATAATTTAGTGTGGAACAATACACCAAATTCAGGCATGCCTTCTCCACCATATTACTATGGAAATCCAGGTAATCAACCACCAACGTCCTCGTCTTTAACATATGTAAATCTAGATCCTCCAATGTTTATTGGTTCTAACGGTCTGGTTAGCGGATATCCAACAATAGGTATGTCTGATTCTGCTGGACAATTTATTGGTCCTTAATTTAAGTAATTAATAAAATAAACAAGTAATTATACTATAGTATGGCAGTAAAAACACCAGTAAAATACTACAATACCTTTGTTTTAAAAAAAATAATACAAGGAGATGTTTCACCTATTTACAACTGGTATATAGAAGAGGCTAGAATTAGAGGTGGTTATAACAATGTTCAAACAGGTTTATCACCTAGAGCTTATTTAAGAGCTGAAGATAATTTGCAAGAAGAACTTGGTAATTCTTTAATATATTCAGGTATATTAAACTCTAGAACAGGTGTAAACCAAACCAACCAATTTCCTTCTGGTGAAGAAATAACTAGAACTGTTGACCCTCAAAAAGGCACTGTACAGAAATTATATGCTGAAGATACTAATTTAATTATATTTCAAGAAAACAAAGTTAATAGAGCTCTTATAGATAAAGACGCTATATATACTCAAGAAGGTCAACCTATACAAACAGCTTCTAACGTTGTTATTGGAGCTATAACACCTTATGCTGGTGAATTTGGTATATCTAAAAACCCTGAAAGTTTTGCAGTATATGGATATAGAAAATACTTTACAGACTCTAATCAAGGCGCTGTACTTAGATTGTCACAAGACGGTATAACAGAGATATCATCGTATGGTATGTATGATTATTTTAGAGATAATTTCGCAACGTTAAGTGGCGGACTTTCTATTGGGGGTTGGGATATACATAATAAGTGCTATACACTGTCGTTACAATCAGCAGCATCAGGAACTCCAGTTCAAACACTTAGTTTTGATGAGCAAATTCAAGGTTGGACTAGTAGATATAGTTATAGCCCTAACAATATAGTTAGTGTGCAAAATAATTTTTACACAACAAATGAAGGAGGTATATATCAACACTATAGAAGCAATCTACCTAGAGCTAATTTTTACGGAACACAATATGACGCTAGCGTTAAAACTATATTTAACACTCAACCTTCATTAGTTAAAAACTTTCAGACAATTAACTACGAAGGTGGTAATAATTGGGCCATGACTAGCATATCAACAAACTCTGGTGATTCAGCTTTACCTATAGCAGTATATGTTATGCCTACAACAATAACTGAGCTAGATGATCAGTTGTTTAAAAATGAATTTAAAAGAAAAGAAGATAAATACTTTGCTAATTTAGTTAATTCAACTGCTTTTTCACAAGGTGAAATTGTTTTTGGTAATTCTATTTCGGGAATAAAAGGGTATACTGCAGAAGTAACTTTTACGTGCAGTAATGCGCAAGACAAAAGCGAATTGTTCGCTATATCAACAAATTACAAAGAGTCTTCATATTAACATTATTTAATGATAGAAATAAAAAATATAGATTTAAATTTATATTTTAATAAAATAAACAAATGGTTTAAACACCATAATAAAATAGATTTAAATATAAAATTATTACCACAAGAAAAAAAATATTGTTTAGCGGTTTTTGTAGACAATAAAATAGTAGCATGTACTTTTATATATACTACAAACTCTCTTGTTTGGTATTGCGACTTCTTAATAGCAGATCCTTTTTATAGGAGAAAAGATAGAGAAGAAGTTTTAATAAAATTAATAGATGAAGCAGTAGAGTCTTCGTTAAAAAATGGAGCAGAAGCTGTTTGGTGTACAACGCCTTATGATTCAGTTCTTGATAAATTAAAAAAATTAAACTATAGTGTTGCAGACAAAAAACACTATATAGTATATAAAAACAAATAATAAATGGGAGCAGCAGCAGCAATAGGCGGTATAGTTCAAGGCATCGGAGGTGCTATAGGAGCTAACCAGGCTAAGAAAAGAGCACAAGGTGCTAGAAATGACGCTATGGCAGAAAAAAGACGTCTAGAAACAGAACTAGAAGCTTTAGAAAATAGCAGACAACCTATAATAAACCCTTATGCTAATGTAACTGATACTAGTGGTAACATTAGTAATACATATGCTAATTTGGGTGTTGCTACTCAAGCAGCTGAATTTCAGGCAGAGCAAGCGGAAATATCACTAGCCAACACGTTAGATACCTTAAGGGCAACGGGTGCATCTGCTGGTGGGGCAACCGCTTTAGCTCAAGCCGCCTTGCAAAGTAAAAAACAAATTTCTGCTAGTTTAGAAATGCAAGAAGCTAAAAATCAACAGTTGTACGCTAAAGGAGAGCAACAGTATCAAACGCTTAAAATGCAAGAAGCTCAAAGGCTTCAAAACGCTGAAGTTATGGGTAAACAGTTTACTTTCTCAGCACAAGAGACAAGAGAAAATCAACAGTTGAACAGAAAAGCTGGACAATTAGACATTGCTAACGCTCAAGCGCAACAAGCTCAATCTAGTTATGCAAGAGCTCAAGGTGCTAGAGACGGCGCTGTTATGGGTGGTATAACAAGCGTTATAGGTGGAGTTGGAAGTATAATGTCAAAATAAAAAAATAATATGAGTTACGAAAATCCAAGACAATTATATACCGGTATAGATCCAGCCTCTGCTTATCTTGAAGGATTTCAAAAACAATCCGCTATAGATGAAAAACGTAGAAAAGAACTAGAAGCAGAACAAGAAAGAAAAAGAGCTGAAGAGCAAAGGTTGATAGAAAAAATGCAGCGCGTTCAAGGTGATGCTGATGTGTGGAATTTAGAGCAAATGAATAAATTAGCTACTGCTCCAAAAACATCTGCGATACAAGACGAGCTGATGAAAACATTAAACGATAGAATAGATATAGCCACTCAAGCTCAAATATATTTAAAGACTCAATTTGGAGATCAAGAAAAAAGAAACTCAGCAAAAAAAGCAATACAAGATTACTACGATTTATTAAACTTAACAAGTGAAACAACAAAAAGTTTTGTAGCTACTGGACAATATTGGAAAGAAAACGCAACTCAAATAGGTAGTAAAATAACGATACTAGGAGACACTCCAGAAGATATAGCTAATAATCAATTTTTAGTAAATTCTTTGGGTGGTATATATAGTAATGCAGACTTTGAAATGGTTTATGATCAAGAAAAAAACGATATAATGGTAAAAGTTTCTGGTTATGAACCTAAAAGAATGCAAGACGGTAAACTCGTAGAAGGAGATTATAGAGAAAAATATATAAGTGCTAGAGCGTGGAATGCAAACGTAAATGAAGGTGATAATTTTTCTTTTATATCTACAGTACCTCAACTTGTTAACGAATCTTTAGAAATGATGAAACCTGCTGATAGAACAAAAGCAGGTAATGGTTTAGGTATTTTACTAGCAAATGGTCAATTCGCAGATAAATATTGGAGTGATCAAATTATATTTAGAGATAGAATAAATTACGAAGGTAGTAAAAGCTCTAAAAAAACAGAAGAAATAAGACAGTATTTAAACTTAGATAAAGTTAGAGAAGACATGCAGTCTATATTGACTGCTAAAGTAAAAGGTGTTAATTCAAATGTTCAACAAGCTGCTAACGGTTGGAATATAGATTTAAAAAAGCTTAACGAAGGTATTGAAAATGATTATCAAAATGTTCAACCTACAGAAGAACAATACAAAGAAGCGTTATTTAATCAGTTGATAGAATCAACAACAACAGGTTTAGTTCAAGATGAACAAGGAAGATGGTATAAATCTGGAAGCAAAAGTATAATTCAACCAAAACCTAAAAAAGTAATAACGCCTAACATAGGCTATAGAGCTCAATACTATAATAACATAATACTTGGTGGAGATAATCCAACTCAAGTTGTATTAGATAATATGGTAAAAATAGAAGGTCCAAAAGGTAGATACATGAGTAGAGATAATATGTATGAAATTTGGGCTAATTCTTTAAACAACCCTAAAGTACCTAATTCACCTACAAATCAAGAGTTCTATACTGATAGAGATAAAGACCCTAGGGCTGTATTTAATAATAAAGCTCCAAAAGAAGGTTTGTACAAAATAGTTAATGGAGACCCTGTTTACGCGGGTAGTTACAATTTTAATTCAGCTGTTGATAGATTAGAATTTGCTTTAGATAATACAACACAGTCAGAAAGAAAAGCTATTGAAAACGAAACTATATTAATGGCCAGAGCTAGAAAAATAGATTGGATGAATTCTAATCCAAAAAAACAAGGTGAGACAGACGCTGAGTATGTTAAAAGAATGGAAAAAGCATTAAAATAAAATAAATGGAAATATATATTTTACCAAATGGAGAGGAAGTTGATTTGACTAATTATCCAGAACAACAAAAAATAATTTTCTTGTCTGAAAACCCAGGTGCAAAATTAAAAAAAGTGGAGGGTGTTGCAGCGGGTGCAAATGCGATGCCTTCAAACAACATGTTCGCACCGAGTCAAGATGGGGAGTTAGTTTTGGAAAATACTTCATCGGTATCTCCAGGTAGTTTAGATATAAACAATTTTGAGTATTTTAATCCAAACGTAGATGAAAATTTAAAATCAGAAATAGGAGAGTCTATTAATAGATTTGACAAAGATAGTCTACTTAAACAAAACCAATTTGGTTTATTTGAAGATGAAAACATACAACTAGCTATAGACAATAGTTTTATAAATGATCAAGATCTTATAGATGCTGGTTATAAAGATGATCCTTCAGGTTTATCTACTATAAATCCTATACCTAAATATAAAAGAGATAAAGCAAGAAGTAGAATTGCTACTTTTCAAAGTAAAGGTAAAGATGAAATACAAACTTATATAGATATTCAAAAATTAAATCAACCTTATATATATGAAGAGTTTGATCCTCAGGATAATTTTGTAAATGAAGTATATGGAGATGTATATCTAGATAACATGAATCAAGTTGACTTTGCTGGCTTTATGAAAAATAAAGGCTACGATGAAGATCTTAAAAGATTCTTAGAGCTTGAAATGGATAAAAAATCTTATAGTAATGCTTATGATCCAGAACTTGCTTATGAAAGAAGAAAATTAAAATATTTTAATTTATATTTAAACGAGCAAATACAAAGAGACATTAAGCAACAAAAACTAATGTTTCAATCTGAAACTGGTATAGATCCAAATTCTCTTAATAAAAAATTTCAAATATCTCCTGAAAATATAAAATTAAACCAATACGAGTCTTACGTTAGAAAAGAGTTTCCTGTTATATCTGCTAAAATGCAAGAAGCAGACGAAAGAGACAATATAGAGTATCAAAAGCTTTTAAAATCTAATGGTAATATTGGCGCAGGTCAATTTCTTTTAAATATTACAGGAAGTGGTTGGAATGGAATTAGTGATAGAATAGAAGAACTTAGTGCGTCTTTTTATGGCATATTACCCGGTGATTATTTTGAAGGTGTTTCTGAGTCTATAAGAGAAGAACTTGCTTTAGAAAAGCTAGGTATGGAAGGTAATTGGAAACATTACACTGGTCCTGGTCGTTTTGTAACTGGTTTAGGTAATTCTATAGTAGACACGGAAACTAATACTACTTATTTAGTAACAAAAGATGGTAGAATATTAGACAAAACAAGATCTTTAGATGCTACAAACTTTTTAACTCAAGAAAAAGCAGACAAAATAAGAAAAGAAGCTAGAGAAAGAGGTATTAAAGACAAGGCTTTTAGTGTTTTAGGCGCTTTTGATTCTGGGGCTAACGTAATAGGTGATTTGTTTGTGCAAATAGCTATGACTAGAGGCATGGGTAACGGTATTAGGGCTGTTGGTGGTTTTACTAATGGTATGGGTATTCTTGGAAAAACAAGAAGCTTTTTGAAATCTATACCAATAAAAAGATCTATGGCAGACGCTATCATAGCGCAAGGCACTATGGGCTTTTCTAGAGGTTATGAACAAACACTAGCTCAAGCTAGACAAATGGGGATAAATGATCAAGATGCTTCAGAGTTAGCTGCTGTTGCTTCTATACAAACTGGTATACTTTACGCATTAACAGCTCCTATATCTCCACAAACAAAAGCTACAGATGCTATTTTTGGAAAATTAACTACAAAAAACTTTGTAGGAAACGCACTAAAAGAATATACAAAAAAAGGTAAAAGCTCTTTTATAGATTATTTTAGAAGCGGAAAACTTGGTACTATTGTTAATTTAGGTGGAGAAGGTTTGAAAGAAGTTTTTCAAGAAAACGTACAGCAGATAGGCGAAGTGTTTGCAGTAAATAAAAATATAAACGAAATAGCTGGTAAAAAAATATTGAAAGATACTATGAGTATGCAAGATTTTCTTGATACTACTATACTTTCTTTTTTTGCCGGCGCTATAATGCCAGGTGCTGGAGTAACATTAAATTTAGCAAAGCAAACAGCTAGACAGATGTTAGGTATGTCAGCTGTTGATAGATTTAATAATTTAAGTTACTTAGCTTATAAAAAAGAAGATGTTAAAAATCTATTAGCAAAACAAGTTAATCAAGGTATATATACGCAACAAGAAGCGGATCAAGTTTTAGAAGAAATAAATGCTTTTAATAACAATATAAATAGAATGCCTCAAGATTTATCAGCTGAAGCTGCTAGTCAAATACTAGGAGATGTTAATGAAGTTGGTAGACTTAGACAACAAAGAAAAACAGAAGATCCATCTTTTCACTCAGAAACAGACGCAAGAATAGCGGCGTTAGATGAAAAAATAAAAACAGCTTACTATAATGATATAACAAAAAGAAAAAGCGGTATTATAGAAAAAGCTATAAAAAAAGGTAAGTTCAAAAATATATCATGGAACGAATTTGAATCAACTGAAAACCTTGTTGATTTTTTAGTTGAAGAATTAGGTTATACAAAAGCAAAAGCGACTTCAACAGCTCAAAAATATGGAACTACAATACAGAGAGGTGATCAGCAATATATAGTTATAAACAACGAAAAAGCTTCTAAAGATGGTAAAGTCACTGTAAAAGAGCACGAATTTTTACACGGTGTAATGTATGAGACTATAAGAAACAATCCTGAAGCTCAAATGTTGTTAGGTAAATCTCTTTTAGCTGAAGTAATGAAAATACAAGACAAATTAGACTCTAATGATTCTCTTGAAAAAGCTTTACCGGATGAGTTTTTAAAAGACTTTACTAGTTATATTACATTTTATAACGACATGATAAAAGGCTTTGACGCTGATTTAAAATCTGGAGTTATAACTAAGCAAGAGTATGATAGAAAAGTATCAGAAGCTGTTGGAAACCAATGGGAAGAAGTTTTAACACTTTACTCTGATGCTATAACAGTTGGCGCTGTTACTTACGAAGCAGACACTTTTACAAAAATAGCAGACACAATAAGACAAGTTTTACAGTTTTTAGGTTTTAAAAATATAAAATTTAATTCTGCTAGAGATGTTTATAACTTTATAAAAGATTACAATAGTAGTATAAATTCAAGAATACTTACAGCGGATAAAAACAAAGCTTTAATTGAAGTAGCTGAAAAAGGAGCTCAAATAGACACGGAAGCATTAAAAAAAGAGTCACAAGAATTTGTTGATAAAAATAAAAAGGAAGCTCCACAACAACCTGTTGTAGACAGAGAACCAACTCTTGATGAAATACAAGATATTGAAGATAACTTTAATTTTGACGAAAAGTTTGCTTTAAAACCAAAGAAAAGGACAAGTTCAGAAGAGTTTAAATCAAAAGTTAATTCTTTTTACAATAAAAATATATGGGGTAAATCATCAGGTGTTGATAACGTTTTATACGATATATTAAATGAGTATGAAAAACCTATACTAGATAAAGCATCTGTTTTGTATGGAAATCTACCTGATTACAGTGTTGAAGATATGCTTGCTGAAACTTCTATAGCATTAATACCACATATTAGAAATTTTAATAAAGAATTTTTAGAACTTAGAGAAAAGAAAAGAGAAGAACTTAAACAAAAAGGGTTTTCTTCTTCTGAAATAAATACCACTTTAAACAAGCTAGACGAAAAAGGATATAAAAATTCTAAGGGTAAAACTATATTAGAAAACAACAATCTTAATGGCTGGATAAACAGTCAATTAAGAAATAAAATGAAACAAGCTCTTAAAACAGGCAATGTTACTAGTCAAAAGTTTACAGATGAAATAGATGAAAGAGCAACTTCTATTGAAACATCAAATGAAACTATTATTCAAGAACAAAAAGAAGAGTTTGAAAAAAATCAAGATGAATTAATAACTCTGTTAAAAGATCCTACGTTTGGATTTTCTAATAGCGATGGTGATCCTATATTAATAGAAGGTGTACCAGTTGGTGGTGATTTTGCTTTAAATGCAGATGATCCTTCTATAGCTGTAAATAAAAAGCTAAAGTCAGTTACAGATCCAGCTATTAAAAAACAATTAGAGCAAGAAAAAAGAGATTTAAAAAGAGGTTTAGAGCTTGAGGCCAAAGAAAGATTAACAGACGAGGAGGTAAAAGAATTAAAAGAATTAAAATCTTTTAAAACATACAGCGTTGCTTCTGGAGGTTTTATAAAAACGTATAAAGCATATTCTCAAGAAATAAATCCAGCTGCAATTATTGCCGCTGAAGTTAGAAGAGAAATATTATCAGCACCAAACATAGAAACTTTAGATTTTAGAAATTTTAAAGAAAAATTAGCTATATTATCTCAAACTCTTTCAAGAAGAATGACGTTTAAAAATAGCACAGATCTAGATTCATTTATGTTTAACAACTGGAAAACTATATGGGAAGTTATAAACAATCCAATTGATCCAGTCACAGGTGAGTCTACCTATGCTATAAAGAAAGTTCCACCAAGATTAAAAATTACAGATGATCAAGGTAGACCTCAAAAAACAAAAGATATAAATGTTGTTACTTTTTTACAGAGTTATTTTGGTGTAGATGAAGCAACTAGAATAATAAGAACGTATAGTAAAAATCCTAATGTTTTATTAAAAAAGTTACTACCAGTTGAATTAGGTAGAACAGGTAATAAACTCTGGGCTACAGCTTATTTTGATAGAAGAACAGCTTTAATGGAATTATTTGGAGATGTTTTAGTTCTTCAAGAAGCTAGAAACTCTTTAAGAAACGATGCTTTCTTAAATGAAATATCTAAAAGAAATGTAAACCTATACAACGATTTACAAAATATAAACACAAGAAACAAGATAATAAGCAACTTTGCTAAAGGAAAATCTGATAAGGTTAAATTTAGCATGAGCAATGGAACTAGAAACAATGCTAAGCTAAATTCTTATCTTACATATTCTAATGATCCTAATCAACAGTTTTTTACTGCTAAAATAATGGATCAAGCATCTAGGCAAGTGTCTAAATTTAGTCAAAAAAGAAACAAATTTAAAGTTCCTGACTTGGGTAAAATGAACGACAAAGCAGTTTCTTATTATTTAATAGATAAAATATCTCAAGGGTATAATGAATTTGACTTTAAAAATGCTAATAATAAAAAAGGTAAAATAACAAAAGGTGTTTTAGATATTACAAAATTTTCTTTAGAAAACAACAAAAATTATAGTAATAATTTAAATACAGCGTTTAATCAAATAATTGAAGAAAATACCGGTGTTAGTGTAGATGAAACCTTTTCTAAAGCAAGAGCAGAACAAATGGCTAAAAATATTTCTAAAAAAATATATTTACCACCTGCAGATTCTGATTTTTTAGGTTTAATGTATATGGTTGCTTCAGGTAAAGGTAAAAAAGGACAGCAGCAAATAGATTGGATAACAGAAAATATAATAAAACCTTACTCAGAAGGTAGTTTAGATTTAATAAACGCTAGAAACTCGGCACATAGAGATTGGAAAAACTTATTTGACAAACAAACAAAAAAACTACTAAGAGAAGATTCTAGTTATTCTGGTTTTAGTAATGATCAAGCTATAAGAGTTTATTTATGGAAAAAAGCTGGATATCAAATACCAGATTTAGAATCTAAAGATATATTTAATTTATCTGAAGTAGTTAGAACAAATCCAAAATTAAAAAAATTAGCTCAACAAATATCGTTGTTAGCTAAACAACCTAATGGATATATAGAACCACCTCAGCAATGGGTAGATGGAACTATACTTTCAGATGTTCAATCTATATTAACTAAATTAAATAGATCAAAATATCTCCAAAGATGGAAACAAAATGTTGATTTAATATTTAACAAAGAAACAAAAGCTAAATTAGAAGCTGTTTATGGAACTCCCTACGTTGATGCTTTAACCGATATTTTAAATAGAATGGAAACAGGCACAAACAAACCTAAAGGTTTAGATAAAGCAACTAGAGGTTGGGTTGACTGGCTTAATGGTTCTGTAGGTGTTACTATGTTTTTCAATATGAGATCTGCTTTACTCCAAACAATATCAGCTACAAACTTTATTAATATGACATTTAATAATCCTTTAGCTGCTGGTAAAGCTATATTAAATGTTCCACAAATGGCTAAAGATTTTAAAACTCTTTGGAATTCCCCTTATTTAAAAGATAGAAGATCTGGTTTGTTAAGTGATTTACAAGAATCTGAAATAGTAGATGTTTTAAATAACCCCAACAATAAAACATGGGCGCAAAAAACAAAAGCATTAATTTTTTGGGGTCTTAAAAAAGGTTTTATACCAACAAGAGCTGCTGATAGCTTAGCAATAACATTAGGTGGTACTACTTTTTATAGAAATAGAATAAATGACTTAGTCAAAAAAGGAGTTGATAAAGCTGAAGCTGAAAAGCAGGCTATGCTAGAATTCTATGAAACCGCTGAAATTAGTCAACAGTCGGCTGATCCTTCTAAAATTTCTCAAAACCAAGCATCTATCAAAGGTAGATTGTTTTTATCTTTTCAAAATACGCCGCTGCAATACGCTCGTATAATAAAACGTTCAGCTTTAAATATTGCAAAAAATAGAGGTAATTTTGCTGGTAATGTTTCTAAAATAGTTTATTACGCAGCTATTCAAAATTTTATATTTAACTTTCTGCAGAACGCTTTGTTTAGAATGTGGGACGATGATGACGAAAAATACGTAGATTATACGCAAAGTAAAACTAGAGCTGCAAACGGTATGCTAGATACCTTAATAAGAGGAGCTGGTTTATATGGAGCTTATATTGCTGCTATAAAAAATGTTGGACTAAAAGCTTACGAGCTTAGTCAAGATCAAAGAAAAGGTAGAGGAAAAGAATATCAATTGGTTCTAGAGGCTTTAAATGTTTCTCCATCTATAGGTATTAAAGCTAGAAAATTAGCTAAAGCATGGCAATCATATAGTTATAATTCAGAATACTTTGATTACTACGGTTGGAATCCAATAAAAAATCCACACGCTTTAGAAGCTCTTACAACTTTAACATCTGCAACTCTAAATGTACCTCTTGATAGATTAATGATAAAAGCTGAAAACGCAAGTGCTGTACTAGATAGTCAATATGAAACATGGCAAAGAATGGCTTTCTTTTTTGGCTTTAGTAAATGGAATTTAGATTTAGATGAAGATCAACAAGAAGGCACTGGAACTATTGATAATCCATTTGGAATTGATTTTGATGGTAATATAAAAGATTTAAATTTAGAATTAAAATTAGATAATTTTGACATAAAATTTTAAAAAATGAAACACTTTAAAATAGAAGAATTTGATTGTCCAGGATTACCAGGTAGTGGTAAAATAATGGATCAGTGTTTTTTAGAAATGCTAGACAAAGCAAGAGAAATATACGGTAGACCTATGCGTGTAAACTCAGGTTATAGAACAAAAGAACATAATGCTAAGATTGGTGGGGTTAAAAACTCTTCTCATATACTAGGCATTGCTGCAGACATAAGCTGTAAAACATCTAAAGATAGATTTGATATGGTGAACGCCTTTATAGAGGCTGGATTTAAAAGAATAGGTGTAGGAAGTAGTTTTATACATGTAGACATAGACGAAAACAAATCACAAAACTTAATTTGGACTTATTATTAAAATAAAAAAATGGATTTTCAACAAATAAAACTTTACATTATAAATGCTTCAACTCTAGGTGTTACAACCTTTACAAATATTGAAATGGGTTTAAAGATAATATTATTATTGGTAACAATAGGTTACACTCTAGATAAATGGATTAAACTAAAAAAAAATAAATAACATGTGGAAATTAACAAAACAATACTGGATAGATGTTTGGAATTTACTTTGGAGTAAAACAAGCATAGACGAAAAAGCTATTGCAACTTTAAAAGAAATAAAGAAAAGATATAAATTAACTACTCAAGAGTTAAAAGATGTTGCAGACGCTATTAAAGAGGTTGGTAATCAAATAGGAGATATTGATGATGCTCTAGCTGGTAATTCTAGAAAAGGCAGAAAAAAGGGAACAAAATAAAACTGGGCGTACCATACCCAAAAGTTCCTGTAACCAAGAAAGGGCCCTCATTACGAGAGCCCTTTTTTAATATGTATAGATTATTTAATTTTTTATACACATTAGTTATTGTATGTATAAAAAAGTCATAACTATTAGCCTTTAGCCATCACAAGCTAAACAATCTTCACTCATTGCTTGTTGTGCTATATCCCCACGGAGCACTGACTCTGTCCTTGTGTAATATAAAGTTTTAATACCATTTTTCCAAGCCTGCATATGAACTTGATTAATCCATTTGGGTGTTGCTACGCTAGGAAATGCTAGATTTAAACTTACTGATTGATCAATATATTGCTGTCTTATACCAGCTTGATTAACTAACTCTAACTGATTTATCTCTTTGAAAGTTTTAAATACTTCTTTAGCTTGTATATTGTGAGGTCCAACCACAACCCCATCAAGCTCAGGTAAACCCTGAATACTACCACCATCTGCCAAAATTTTGTCCCAAGTTTCATTGTTGTTTATTTTAAGTTTTCTTAATAATTTTAATAATGTAGGGTTTTTTCTTATGAACGTTCCCTTGGCTGATTGCTCTGTAAATACATTAGCAGCCCAAGGCTCTATTCCAGGCGAGATGTTCCCACTAAGCTTTGAATTACTAACAGTGGGAGCAATAGCGCGGAGGTGAGTATTACGCACGCCAGTAGAAGCACACCACAGAGGCTCGCCATAAATTTCAGCAAGATCTCTGGAAGCTCTTTCACTTTCGATTTTAATCTGCGAAAAGATTTTCCTAGTTTCAAACTGAGCGAGGAGACCTTCAAAAGGAATACCATTTTCTTGGAGATACGTATGCCATCCGAGTACACCCAACCCAAGTGCTCGTCCTTTAGTAGCAGAACGAACGGCGTTTTCAAAACCTCTAAGTCCCTTTGCTCTTTGAATAAATTCCTCCATAACGCCATCGAGAAACCATATAGCGTCGTATATAAGATTAGTACCTTTCCACTCTTCATATTTTGCTAGATTTAATGATGATAAACAACAAACAAAGCTGTGGTTTTCATCCGTATGTAATGTAATTTCTGAACATATATTTGTCATATGTACTTTTAGTCCGTTTTCTTTGTATGCTTTTGGATTTGATTTGTTAACATTTCCTTTAAACATGATATACGGCTCTCCAGTAGCTTTTCGTTTTCTAAGTAGTTTACTCCATCTATTTCTAGCCGTAGCATCTCCTTGTTCAAGCTTACGCATAAACTTATCACCAACAACTGCGCATTGATGTAAGTTAAGCGACTGTCTATTAACATCTCCTTTTGGTTCTCTGATTTCAAGCCACTCTTCAAAATCGTCGTGCTCAATGTTAATGTTAACTGAAGCAGCTCCTCGTCTGACAGATCCTTGATTAGTTGCAAGAATTGTTGAGTCGTATATCTTGCAGAATGGGACGACCCCATCTGATGTTCCATTTCCTGTAATTTTAGCGCCAGCGGGTCTAATCATGTTAACTCCTATGCCAACTCCACCGCCGTGCTTAGCGAGCAGCATCATTTCTAAATTTTTATGACCTATGTCTTGTATACTATCTGCGACATCAATTCCAAAACAACTTATAGGAAGACCTCTATCAGTACCAGTGTTACTAAGAACAGGACTAGCAAGGCAAAGCCAACCATTCCAAATATACTCAAAGAATCTTTCTGCCATTTCCGGTTTATATAATCTTCTTGCGACCGTTTTTGATACTCTTTCATATGCTTGCTTAGGAGATTCTCCAGCAAGTAAATATCCTCCTGAGATAGTTTTTTTGTAGACATCCGTGTCTCCCCACTTTGGATAGTCTTCTCCTTTTTTCCATTCATTATTCCACATTTATATAATTGTTAAGTGTTTTATCCATGCTATTAATCCGTTCGTGTTTAAAGCTACAAGATTCCATTGTTTTCTTGAAGCTGTTTGTACCATTACTAATATAAAGCCAATTATATAAAGTTTAGGCTCTATAGTCCATTGAGCAGCGATTAAAAAACCACTGCCCATATAACCAGATCTAGTTGCTAGTCTCTTCCAAGGACTTAGTCTTTTTTGTCTTACTAGACTTTTCAGTAATGTCCTTTTTAATTTTTTTAATTGCATCATCGTAACCTGGTATTAATTTTAAAGTTTCTAAAGTTCCTATAGCTAAGTCTCTTACGTTGCTTAATTCGTTTAATAAATGCTGCATAATTCTATTTTGAGCATCTATTTTATTTTTCATTTCTATTAATTTACTCTCTTTCATATAGATCTTTTTTTATATCATTTTCCGTTATGTCTATACCAAGGTTAATACCTTTTTCATAAACTCTACACCAATTACCAAATGTTGTCAAAGTCTTCGCCTTCGTTAGCTTTTGAATAATCCGTCGGCCGTATTGCGAAAAAATCAGTATGAGTGACCCCGCCGGTAAGATGATAGAACCAATCAAGATTAGACGCTGCATCTTTGTCATACGCGAAGTACGAGCCAAGGTCGATGTAACCAAGTTCAACCAGTTTTTCATTTGCTCTCTTTTTTATAAAATGTTTTAAATCATTAGACTTAATACCTTCGATATCACCCATTTCAAACATCTTGTCTATATATCTAGTTTCAAGTGATACCATGGTTTCTGCAGCTTTTATTATATCTTCTCGACATAAATTCAATAATTGATTGTTTTCACTGCACATATCGCGAAAAAGCTTACAGCCCATTTTACTGTGTAAACTTTCATCACGAACAGACCATTTCATTTGTTGTCCGATACCTTTGAGTAAATTACGAAGCTGAAAACTATAAAGCACTGCAAAAGCACTATACAGGCTAACTCCTTCAGCGAAGGCTGAAAATACAGCCAAGCTTTTCGCAATACCAATAGAATTATCACCGTCGTAAGCAACCAAATTATCAAATCTAGCAGCCGTGGCTGGTTCGTGTAAAAATGCTTCATAATCTTCTAATCCTAATGTTTCGTTTAAATAACTATAAGCAACAGCGTGAACTGTTTCTTGAGATCCAAACATCATTGCCATCTGTTGTATTTCGTGTTTAGGAAACCACCCGACAACCTTCTGCGTCCAATAATCCGACACTGCACATTCAGTTTGTGCGAAGCCGAGTAATATGTTTCCAACCAAGTTTTTCTCTTTCTCATTTAATTTTTCTTTCCAATCTTTAATATCACTTTGCATTGAAATTTCAGTATGTAACCAAAATGCTTGTGCTTGCTTTAACCAACCTTCTGTATAGTATTCAGGGTATTCAAACGGTTTGTACGCTACGCGCTCATCAAATAAACCCATTACTTATAAATTGTTAAACATAAATCAATAAAAGGTATATATAAAACCCATGAAACTCTTTCTTCTTCATCATAAGTTCTTAATCCAAATAGAATGCCTGGGTAAAAGCCAACTTCTAAAGACCAAGAAATATTATTATTTTCAGCCATATACTTTAATTTTATATTCGTTTTGTAATTCTACTAGTTCTTTGTATTTTATTTTACCTCGCATCTCCCAACTCCAACTACACCATTTTTCAATTTGACGCTCAGCATATTTTTGTCTAGCTATCCTTTTCGCTTCGAAAGGATTAGCTTTATTGTTTCGTCGCATTCTTTTTGATTTTGTGGTTTATACAGTGTATAATTAGGAAACTGATTCATAACAAGTCTTTTAAACAACTTCCAACGCATTGGAAAAGATTCATTAGCTCTACCTTTTGTTTCAATTATAAAATCATCACCAATAAAATCAGGTGTGTATTTTATAGGTAATATGCGTTTGCAACCCCTGTTTTTGTAATCACCCTTGCCATTACTACATCTCTCGTACACCTCGTTTTCAAAATGAAAACCGGCTAATAAAACAAAAGTTTCTCCTTCATATTTGGCTTTTATTTTTTCTTTTTTCAAAGCCATATACATATAACGCTCAAGGCCAGACGCAAAGTTAATACCATCATATGACACTTTCTTTGACTGTACTGGACCGCGTTTCTTCTTTCTTTTATAAGGTTTCCGCTTCATTTATTTCTATATCATGATAGTGTAAACCATCGTTACCATTTTGACCTACAACGTTTATTCTATTAATCATACACTCTTCAATCTCATCTTGCAAACAACGTTTTGCAGCTTCAATATATAATAAAGCATCCATCAACTCTTCTTGCACATCAATTAAAAAACGATTAAGATCTTTTTCTTGACCTTCGATTTCTTGCATCATTGTAGCTCCGTATTTTTGTTGACCAATAATACTGCGTTGATCCATTTTTTTTAGTACTGATAATACTATTTCATCTTTAGTGTTTATCTTCATTATAATGTATTTTTTACAAATGTTCCATTAATCATTTTACCTTTTCTTTTAGATATTTCATTGTAAGCATAATCTATACAATCTTCAATTTTCATATCTTCTAATGTAGCTAGATTTGTTAATACAACTACTATGTCACCTATTGCATCATATATTTCTTTTCTGTCTTTTTTTAATATTGCTTCTGCTAACTCACCAGCTTCTTCCATTAATTTAACATATTGTGTATGTGAATTACCTTTACTTGTTATACCCCTACTGTCAGCCCATTCTCTTATTAAATTAAATCTTGATATTTCAGGATCACTTGAAGGGTTATGATCTGGATTTAAAAAACATTCATAAAAAGCCTTATTATAAATAAAACATCTTTCATTATCAAACATAGACGCTTTAGCGTTTGCTAATATCCAGTTAATAGTTTGTTTTGTTATATTAAAGTCTCCGTATGTTGTTTTCCATTTTAAACCAGTATTATCCATTAATCTACCTTTTAATTTATTTAATGGACAAGGAAAAGTTGATGTTTGTTCTGTAGAATTTATTTTCATTTTATTTAATAAAGGTTTTAATTTATTGTACTTGTGAAGATCAGTTTTGTAGCCATAAGACTTTTGAAGTTCTATTTCACGGTCTGATATATAATCTATATCGTCTGACTGTTCAAGAACTTCATACTCACCCTCCTTATATCCTTGTATAAGGGTAACTCTGGTATTAAGATTACGTGTAACGCCTATCTTTTTACCTGGAATGTGATAAATATAATACATAAATTTATAGTTTGTCGTTATATAAGTGCATGTTGTGTGCGTGGTGGTAATACCAGCCTATTTCTAAATTTAATCTGTCTGCAATCATTTTTTGTAATGATGAAAACTGATACTGATCATTGCAGAAACCGTACCAGATGTCATTAGAACGCATATAGACAGACATACACAAACGTTTGTCTATAATCGTAAACTGTATTGCGTAAGTACAAGGTGTATCTGTTTTGTATTTATCATACTCTTTGCCGTCATAAATAGATATAGCAGCGTGACGGGTTTTTTTGTTTGATTTTAATTTAGCACAAACATAATCTATTTGAGCTTTACGCTTCCATTGATAACCGTAATTTGAATTAACATTGCCATGCTCATCAGCCATACGTTTCCATATTTTTGGTATTTTTCCATATAACTCGCCAAGCTTGCTTATATTTGGATCGCCAGACAAATACCATTGCCATTCAGCTTCAGCGTATTTTAAACTCCAATTACGCTGCTCATTTTTTATGTGATTATCTTGTGGGTCTAAAATATAGAAACCACAATTAAACAAAGCTTTTGTATTGTCAAAGTCTAGGCCTCTTATTAAAGCTTCATCTAGCAATGCTTCATACGCTTCATTAGCGTTTTGATAACTGTTTCTCATAATAATATTTATAATATTCATAGATCGTATTCCATATAGTGTGTTTGCTATACACGCTCGGCGATCTATTTGTTTTTCCATTAATTATAATATCTATATACCAAGCCGCTTCATTTTTAGCAAATGGTGATATATAAATATTATTATTTATACACCAATGATAAGCTTTAAATTCTAACTCATCAGGAGTGTAAATTCCCATATTTACTTTTTTACCCCAAGCCATTTATTCCCAAGGCATTGGATCGTCTAAACTAATTGTTTGATGAGGAATAAAACAACCTGACTTAGGTTCCCATTTAAAATGAGCTTCAGCTCCGTTTTCACCGAGGTTTTGAAACTTTACTTTAAGAACTTTAGCTTTAACTGTTTTAGCTTCATAGTCTCTATGTATCAACAACCCATGATAACTAGCATCATACCATTCACCACCGCCTTTAATGTTATACATTGTTGGCTCTTCAATTTTACCTTCTTTGTCTTTATACATTTTAGTTGGGTGAGCTACAATAAAAACTAATACATCAAACTTTTTAGCAAACGTTTCTATTTTAGTTAAATACTCCATCGTATACCTATTAACGTCTTCTGTCTTACAGTCTACATCTCTAACTTTATTAAATGGATCTATAACTAAACATTTAATACCTTTGCGCTTAACTAGCTCAGCACCTTTTTTAAGCACGGACTCAAGCGTGTAACGCTCCATATCAATGTGAAAGAAATTACTATTACAATGATCTGCAACTTGATTCCATTTACTACCACCAATATCTGCTTGCGTTGGCATACCTTGCCAAACTTTACGCATCAACTTGTGTGCGTGAAGGTATGTCGGTACATTTTCCGGACTAGCGAACGCCGTTTTCCAGCCATAGTTTTGGTTATACCCAACAACCATTTGGTCGACAAAATCTGATTTGCCGCTACTCGGAATACCAGTAACAGTAATGAACTGACCAGTATAAGTTGAAAAGATGTCATCAAAATTTTGAAGACCAATTTGATATCCAGGTTTAAACCCGTTACGAACAAAGTCTGTGACTTCGTCTTCAATGTCCCTAAATGTCGTGACATTTTCAAGTGGTACCGGTTTTGACCTTGCAATACGCTCTGCCAATTTTTCTGTTCCATATTTTATTAAATATTCATTAGCATCTTTACAATCATCAAATGTAGCTAAATAACAAACCTCAGATCCTAGTCTTCTAATTAATTCAGCTTGTAGCGCTTGACCAGCTTCGTCTGAATCTACCGCTAAAATAACTTTTTCTTTGTCTTCGAAATAATCTATACAATTGTCTAAATAATCTAAATTGTTAGTATTAAGTGTAGCACCATTAGGAACAGATATTGCATTTTCAATACCCGCTTCATGTAAAGCTAGCACGTCCATTTCGCCTTCAACTATAACGCAATACTCATAGCCTACTATGCTGTCTATATTGTAGAATACTTTTTCAGCACCCTTATATAATTTAAAGTTTTTTCTTCCATCGCGGTATTTAATGTTAGTTAATTCACCGCCCATAAAATAATTAAACTTTATTACATTCTCGGTTTTACCGGTTTGTGGCATATACTCAGGACCTTCGCTAATTTCTAAATCAGTTAAAGTTTGAGTTCCTATACCTCTTGCATTAAACCATTCAATTACTTTATCACTTAAAAACTCAGGATATTCTTTAGAATTAGGAGGACCTAGTGGTTTCACATATTCTTTTTCAGCTTTACCCTTACGCTGATAAGTGTGTAATTGAAATGATTTATTACAATTGTGGCAAGTACCGAGACCACGTTCCCAATCATATGAAGCACATTTTTTTTTGTGATTCTTGGGTTGTCTACATTTGGTAGAATCAGGACATACGCCTTGTGTTTTACCAACTTCTAGACCATGTTGATTGAATTCATCAATCAAAAATCCATTAATCTCTTTATCTTCTACTTGCATTTAATTTAATTTAAAACGGTAGATCATCTTCAACTGCGTCAGGAGCAACAACAGCTGCTCTTGTTGGTTCATCTTGTCTTGGAGCTGCTGCTACATTTTCTCCGTTTGTCCAAACTACTTGAACATTACCTAAATAAGTTTTAGCTGCTTTACTTTCTCTTTCTTCTTTTGTTTGACTTATAACAATTGGTCCTTGATTTCCAAATTGATCTAAGTCATCATTTAAAGTTATTACTATAGGAA